TACAGTTCCTGATTCAGACACTGTTGGTAGGCTCTGGGGCGAGGATTCTGAGTCGGTAATCTTCGCCGGGAGGTTCTCGGTTTCAGGCATTGGGAGAGTCCTTGGGAACTTCGCTTGCGAGATTTTGTATATATCTTCCATATTCGTGGAGGCAGTTAGCAACAGCCAATGGAAGGTCTGCAAGGGATTTAGCAGACCAATAATGTCCGCGGGGGTCGTGGACTTGGATTTTGCTTTCCTTGTCGATGATGATTTCGAGACGGATCATGGGGAGGAGTCCTTTTCCTTTATCTTGGAATCAATGGGTCCCAGATTCTTTTTGGGTAGAAGTTTTCTAGGATTTCGGGTCGAGAAGCTGGATCAGCAGAACAGACGGGTCGGAATTGGCATTGCATGTAGCCGAAGCCGCAAGCTGTTTCATTCATGGGCCAGTCGTTGAGTCGGACATTCTCTTCCAATTCCCGAATGTAACGTTTGAAGCTTTTTAGAAATTCTTCGAAATGCTCAGGGACACGTAAGGCTTCCCTTCTTCGGAATCTGGTTCCATTGACGAGAACCTGGCACCCGTCGACGATGATTCCGCCCACTTCGTCGGGAAAGATAACTTGGGCAGCAAGAGAGTAGAGCGTCATCTGAACATCTGGGGAGTATTGTTCAAAGTAATTGTCATCTAAAGCGTACTTGGTTGTCTTTTTGTCGAGGACGTAGATTAAACTCCCGATTCGAACGACCCGGTCCATATGGCCACAAAGAAGATACTCTTCTCCGCTTGGAGCTAGGAAGTCTTCGTCTTCGAGAAGGTCGTTGAGCGGGAAGCGGAAGGATAATTCAACTGCCGGCTTGCCGTTTTCGAGAGTCAAGGTTTCGAGTTTTTCGTCCTTGAAATAGTCGAGATACCAGATGGTTGTTCGGAGAAGGGTTTTCAGAGACTTTGTTGGTTCTGTGCTGATCCAAGGGGACTTGTTCTTATGGTCGAAGGAATAGTAGAGTAGCCACCTGACAACTACTAAGATCGCATCGTCGTGGCCGATGCCGGACCTGATGCTTCGGAGGAATTTTTCTTCGAGACCAGTTTTTCTAAGTTGACGATACAGCTTCCAGTCCCAATTTCCAATTACCAACTTTGTGTAAAGTTCTGTTCCAGCGTGGAATAAGGTTCCGAAAAATAAATGCGGATTTAGTCCTGTTCCGGAAAGGCTATGACCCAAGACGATGGAGTAGTAGTAGTTCCGCCAGCACTTTTTTCCGGCTTTGATGGAAGTGGAGTCATGGGCGATCTGGAGATGGGGAATGGTTGCTGAGAAGCTGGAATTGAGACTGACACCGAGGAGTATTTCGGTTTCATGTTCAACCGCTTCTACTGTGTCGAGGAGGTTTACGAGCATTTTCTGTCTCGTAGCATTTGGTATATTTTATCTCTCATAACGCGAACTTTTTCTTGTTGAGAGTTTGTATACCATTGAGGTTCGCGTGCTAGCATATTATCGAATGCTAGTTTGATTTCCTCCATTTCGTTTTGAGTGATGTTCAAGCTAAATGTTCTTTGTTGCGGAGGAGGGGTTGTCTCTTTGATGTCCATTGTGATTGGTTCCTTACCTTCGCCGGGTCCAAGTGGCGATGCCGACAACGGCAAGGCCGAGAAGAAGGATGTAATGAATCAGCATCAGGTCGCGCATAGAGTCCTCCTACAGTTCGATGTCGACAGCTTGGGAGTGGGTTTTTCGTTCCCGAACTTTCGGGGTTTTGTTCTGGTCTTCTTGGGTCCAACGATAGGCTTGCGCCCGGACCATGTTGACGAAAGAGGTTAAGTCCTTGTCGGTAATTCGACCTGGAAGCCCAGCGACAAGGTTCTGGTTGATCCGATCCAGAAGTTCATCGACCGCTTTTGGATCTGCTTCGGAGAGGGGCGAGTCTCCGTCGAGAAGGTCCAGAGCGCCGCGGAGGGCTGCGGTCAGGTTGGGGTCAGCCATTGGGAGTCTCCAGGATTGGGCCGAACTGCTCAATGTCTTCGTCTGTTATTGGCCGTGCTGAGGTGATGTAGTAAACGCTGTCTTCGAAGTCGATCCAGGCTACGATCCAGGGCTGGTTTCCAAATTCTTTCATGGGTTCTTTTAACTTCAACCAGGTAAAGAAGCCGGGTTTGTTGACAGCACTTGTTGGAGTCCTGGGAGATACAAAGCGCCACTTGGTTTGGATACGAAAGCCGTCGAGTTCGATGGTTACGTCACCGTCTTGGAAGACTTCGATGACTTGACAGGGACGTGGACGGGCGGCGACTTGGTCGTAGTAGAGTCCAGGCATGTCTCCTGTAACTCTGCCCATGCCTAGGTCGTAGCCAGCGCGTTCGATGGAAGGCATTTGGTTATGCTCCAGGAATAGTGTCTTGGCCGAGACCTTTGAGTTCTACGTTTTTCCAGTAGTCCAGCATAGCAAGAAGTTCTTGTCGGACTCGGGCAATTCGCGCCGCTTCGGAGGCGTTGGGACGAATCTGTTTCAGGGACTGATCCAGGTGGTCCAACCTTCTCTGAAGGTCCGAGATAAATTCGTCCTTGAGTTCGGAGATGGTTCTGGCGTGGGAGACGTATTGGGCCATTTAGATTATCTCCTGGTCGAGGGATGCGTCAAGAGCAAGGATTTGGGACTCCAACAATCCCGCCGAGACAAAATTTCCCCTTTCTTCAGCTTCCTTTTTCTCTTGCTTTAAGTCTTCGATTCGCGCGACCAAGTCGCTGGCGTGTTGGAGGGCACTGATGAGTTGTTTGTAGGTCATTGGAATAGGAGTCCTGTTTCAGGTTTCGATCTTGTCCAACGCTTCCCGTTGCTTCGCTTTCATCTGAAGCACGACGGAATGCACCATCTGTCGGATGATGGCATTTTCGCCCGATCCGCCGGAGGAAGCTATTTCTTTTATGAATTCCAAATCGTCTTCCCAGAGACGATGACAGACTCGGATTTTGGGTACATCGCGGTCGGAAGAAGCGGGCATTTTTGTTTCCCCTAAAGGTCGATGGGAATAATTTCTGAAGGAGAGTCGGAATCTATTTCCTCGTCCGGATCGTCCGGCATGGGGACGTTGGGAGTGTTGATGACCCAGATTTTGTTCTCGGGCTCGGTGGGGTGTAATCTGACTTGAATATGTTGCCAGTCTCGGTTTTCTTTTTTAAAGCGATAAAGAACTTGTTTCGCTCGAAGGGCTGGCGAGGGTAAATCGCCGACGACTTCGACCTTGACTTCGAGTCCGATGTCAGACATTGCGGCCCGAGTCAGAATCTGACGAGCATTCTGGGCGAGAAGGGAGTTGTTGTCGGGCATTAGTCAATCTTCTCTTCTTTTTTCAGCTCGTTGTAAATCTCGGATGCGATAAAAGCTAGCTCTTCGTCAGCCGAACACTCATTCCAGAAATCGACACCAGAAGATTCAAACCACTCGCGAAAGGCTGTGTAAGAACGATGACGAATTCGTTGGTCGGGATGAGGCATTAGGAATCAATCCTCTACTTCCGCTTCGACGAGAGTCCGCACGGGGATTTGTCGAATTTCTGAGATGATCGACGCGTCCCAGATACAGCCGCTTGCGCAGTCCCACCCCCAATACCAATGGAAGACACTGTTGACACTGTTCCTACATTCCCAGATGTATGGGGTTATGACTATGCCGGCGTAGGATTCACCGACTTTTGTCCAGTTTATTCCAATTAAAGATAAGTCTGGGTAGAAAGGTTGGGTTTTGTATTTGTGGCTGAACGCGCTTAATTCTGACTTTGATTTTAGAATTAAAAGTTTTGATTGGTCGCAGATAACTTCGCAACAGAATTTCAACCGATCGAGTCCCCAATTTTCGCCCTGGCACCAGTTGAACCAATTGTCTTCGCAATCGTCATCACTGACCCAAAAGCCAACGGGTTTGTCGTGGCGTCGAGCACGGCCGACAACAGGAATGTTGCTATAGACCTCGTGGATTGGGCGAGTGGAATAGTGTACGAGTTTCATTTGGAGTCTCAGAATCAGAGGTCAATGTCGACCGCGTTGGAATGTTTGAGTTGGAGTTCGAGGCCGATCGCGGCGAGGGATTGGGAATAGGCATCGACTTTTGCTTCGACTCGAACTTTGGCCCGCTCGATGATGGACGGATCAATGCTCAAGAGCTGCTCGATGTGGATTTCCAGGGCCGAGTCCTTGGGAAGCGGAAGCGGAGGATCGAGCTTGGACAGCTTGTCCTCGATAATAGCGGTTGCTAACGCCCTCGCCTCGCGGGAGATGAGGTCTTCAAGACTTGCTTTTTTGGTGTTAGCCATTTTTTATTCCTAGAGAAGAGAATCGAGGTCGATGTCGATTGCTTGGCTTTTTCTTTTTGGTTTCTTGTCGGCGGCCCGTAGGTCTCGAACTTGGTCTTCGATACTTGGTTCGCCGAAGAAGATTCCGGCCTCGCGTTGTTTTACTTGCCAAGAAAGGCTGACAGAGAAAGATAACGACAATGCCCTGATTTCATCCGAACTTGGCGGTTCGTCGAGGATGATGTGGAGATTGTAGCCCCGGTCGAGGATGGCGAACCTTCCGGACTTTAGGGGAATAACAAGAACCGCAACGTTGGAGTATTTGAGAGATAGGGCTTCTTGAGCGTCGGGGTTTGTGACCGGGTCAAGCCCTGGGTCAAAGCCCTGATCCTCTACTAGTTCGAGGTCTTCGGAGTCGGGAATGTTGGCCATCTGTCGGTTAGCCTATCATGGGGAGGGGAGGTAGGCAAGGGGGAGAGAATGGGCATACGTGGAAGGGGCTTCTATGGGCATACATCACTTTGGAGTCGATCCTATCTCGACAACACGATTGCTAGTTCCCGAAACACTTGTCGGGAAGATTGCGCCGAGGCTGGAAGGTTGTTGAGTTCTTTTTCTAGGTTTCTAAGGTTCTTGTAACTTTCTCCGGTTCGGGAATGGAGAGAGTCGATGTCGGTTGTACAGCGGGACTGGTCGGGGATTTTTAATTTGCAAAGAGCAACCGCCTCGGAACGATAGCAGGAGTCCTTTGGAAGAATGGCAACGAAGGTTCCGAAGGACAAAAGAACCGATGCTGCAATAGCGGTTTTTGAGAAAAGAGTCATGGGGAATTATCCTTTGGCGGAAAGGGCGGCGTCTCGAGCGGCGAGGGCGTCTTGTAGCCTCAACCTCGAATAGGTCACTTGCCGACTTCTGCCGCTTACGTCTAGAGGCTCGCGTGCCGCCTCATCTGCGGTGCGATCCGGGGTTGTCATGTTTCTTTCTTTCCATGTTTGAGTTTGCCAATGAGTTCGAGAGTGGTTCCGAAAGTTATTCCGTCTTCGAAGGTCCATTCCCAGGAGGTATAATCCCAGCCGTCGGTAATGATAACTCGAGTTGTAGTCCCGAGTCTTGCGCCCAGAGAAGTTGCACAGGCAATGGCACAAGGGACTGCCTCTTCCGCTTCGACGAATCTTTTTACGTACTCATAGGTTTCGTTGGGGAAGTATTGAACAACGGAATATTCCTTGGCCATGGAGAAGGAGTCCTTGTTAAAGTTCCAAGTCGATGTCGATTGCTGAGGAGTGTTTTTCTTTTTGTTTTTCTTTTCGGGGTTTTGATACAGGCCCAGATTCAGACACAGATTCAGATTTATGCACTGGAGAAGGATTTTCTTTTGGGTCGGATAGCTTTCGCCCGGTTTTGGGTTCGGTGATGTTGGCGAAACGAGTCGCCAGTTCTTTGATTTCGTGAAGGTAGGCAAGAACTTTCATTTCCGCCCGATCCCGCTGGTCGCGAAGACTTTCGGCGAGAGAGACCACGGCGTCGATGTTGCCGGCGTCGAGAAGGGCTCGAATGGCAGAGTTGAGAGATGGTTCGGACATTAGTTTTTCTCCAGGGCTTTGTTTAAGGCTTCGAGGGCTTCGGTACAGCCCTCGTGGTTGGTGTCGATTAGAAGGACGAGCAAGTCGTTGGCGAAATAGAACTCGAACTCTGTTCCATGTTTGTTGAAGATGTCGAGAAGCTTTTCGAGTCGGGTACGATTTGGCTCGGTATAGCCAGCGATGCGTTCAGGAGTCATGAGGAGTCGGGGCATGGAATTTAGAACTCCGCAAAGAGGGCAAAGAGGGCGGCGATGAGGACGACTCCGGCTAGGAAGTCGAGGACGATGTTGAAGAGACTGGTCATGAGTCTTTTTCCTTTCTCTCAAAGGTTCCGAGGAGCTTGTCGTAGAGGAAGAATTTCAATCCTTCGTAGTTGCCTTTTTCAGGATCTGACAACTTTCCGGATCGGATCTCTCCGTTGAGGAAATAGATTACGTTCTTGGTTTCGTAGGAGATGACTCGGATGTCGACGAAACCAAGCTCCACCAAGGCGTCGAGGACTGCTCGAAGGTTGCCAACGATAGTTGTTCCGGCCTTCGCCGGGTCGATGATGGTTATGGTGACCGCGAGATTCTGTATCCCTACCGGTTCTTCAGGCTTTTTTAAATTTATTTCTGAGGGATAGTAGGCGATCATCAACCCGGATAAGTCTGGTCGCATGAAGTCTTCGCCCAGGCCGGATTTCCAGGCACAGGCGAAGGTAGAACAGGCGGTAGGTCGGGTTTCGTAGATCGAGCATCGTTTGCACGGATCGGTTCCGTCGAGCTTGGAACAAGATTGGTTTGGGTATTTTTTCAAGGCTTCACGCCCGACAACGACACAGCAAGCAAAACATTCCCCGCAAGGACGGAGGTTCAACCCAGATTCAGACACAGACACAGATTCAGATTCAGGCACTGGGGCTTCAGTTTCAGACATGGCTTCAGTTTCCTTGAAAGATCAGAAGGAGAATCGTTGCTTGGATTTTGTTGAAGATGTCGGGAACTTCTTCCATGTTCGCCCGGCCGTGGATTGAGAGAACTTTTCCGAGCAGGTTGGAGAGAAGTTCGCAGATTTCGTGTGCGGTTCGGATGTCGTGTTTTTCGAGAACGTCGATGATTTCGATTCCGACCGTTCCGATCTTTTCTATTCGATCAGTTTCTTCGTCTGTACGTCCGGTTTCTTCGGCCCGAGAGATTAGGGTTTTGAGTTCGTCGATTCGGGTGGTCATGGAGTCTGTCTTTCCATTCCGAGGGATTTCAGGAGGGCTTCCGCTGCGGTTTCAACGGCGAGGTTGGCGGACTCTGGGGTTTCGTAACCCCTACTTCCGGGAACGAAGATGGTGTTGGGATTGGTGTCGTTCCGGTCATGAACGGGAACTCCATACCAGCCTTTCAAGTCGGCTTCAAGTTCTTTCGTTTGTTCCAACAGAGCAAAAGCGAGTCTTCGCATCGACGCCGGATGGGCAATGGCAAACGCTGCCCGGTCGATGTCGAGATATTCGCCAGCTTTTTTATACACGATGGAATAGCGCCAAATCTTGCTTCCGCGCGTGTTCCCGATGATTCTGAGTTCGGTTGAGATGCCTTGGGCTTCGAGTCGGGAAGCTAGGCTCAAGACTGCTGCGCCCCGAAGCATCATGTCGTTCACGGTAACGTGGGCTGAGATCCAATGGTTGTAGTCAATTCGAACGATTGGCTTGGAGGTTCGATGGTCCGCTCCAGGATCAACAGCCATACAGCTTGGATCCCCGGAACAATAGACTGGAACGATTGGGTATCCTCCAGCAACGGAGAATTCGATGGTTGGATAATAGGTTGGCCGAGGAGATACGCGGGCGAAACTGTCAGTCAGTAGTTTTCGCCCCTCGGGCCAGCCGGAAACAGTGGCCATAGTTACCGCTTCGTCGAAGGTTTTGGTCCCGGACCAATCTTCACCTCGATCTTGAATACTAGCGCAGTTGAACTCTTTCCAGGTTCGTTGACTCTGGTCCGAAACACATTTGACGAAGTTGGACCAGGAGTCAAATTCCCGATGAACAACGGTTGAACTCCGTTCCGAATAGGTCCAGCTCCAGTCGTCAGGGTCTGGACCCGTTCCTCCGGAGATTCTAGCTTCGGGTTCTCTTTCAGATTCAGATTCAGATTCTGTTGGTATGCACTGGGAATCTAGATCTTCTTCAGAATCGGCTTCAGATTCTGAGTTGGAGTCCAGCTCATCGCCGTTGGGGCCGTCATCATCGTCTGAGTCTGGATTGGCCTCTGAATCAGAATCTGGTTCTTCGTCCTCTCCTTCTTCTGGCCCCATTTCCGGACTCTGGGCATCGCCGCTCTCTCCCGCATCTCGTGCTTCCGAGTCATCTTCGTTCTCCTCTGAGCCTTGTTCCTGGTCAGCTCCACTTCCGCCCGAGTGGGGCGGTTCTGGCCAACCGAATAAAGCGAACCAGGCGGCGGCAGTTGTTAAGTCCCCAAAAGCTCCGATCGTCTTGTGTGCCCAACGTGGGTCGGGATCGGAAGAAATTGGTTCTGGCTTATTGTCTAGGGGCATTTTCATCTCCTAGAACGGTATGTGGCCTAGTTCGAGTTCCCGCTTCTGTTCCCGCTCCTGAATCCTATTCTCAGGTTGCTCAGGGGGAGGTTGTATCAACTCAAATTTCCCTGCGATGTTGACAATGCGGGAAACTGTGTCGGGATCGAGGCCGCGCCAGAGTTGGGCTTTGCAGACCTCGTCGGCCCCGTCGCCGTCGCGGATGTCTTGGAGTCCGCGAGCAGAAGCGCGCATGGAGACGATATGGCCGAGTTTTAGTTGAGCGATGGCGGCCCTAACTTTTTGGACGTATTTGACCCAGGGATGGTTGCCGTAAATTTGAACTTCCAGAACTGGATCGTAGTCCACGACTTCATAGGCAAACCTGTCCAGGCTCGCTGCGTCGAGTGGGTTTCGCCCCTGGTATTGCATTGTGGCGCCGTGTCCGTAAGTGTTGGCCGCCACGATGCAACGGAACTTGGGATGGACCTTTAAAATTCCGTTTGGAAAGGCGCCAAAGTCGTTGGCGAGAATGGAATTTAATGCTCCGAGGGCCGCTGCTGCCCACATGTCTGCTTCGTCAATGCAGAGAAGGCCGCCGTCTCGAACACACTTGTAAACTAGGGTTTCGATGTATTCTCCGGTTGGCGACTTGAAGCCTTTCACGTCGTACTTGGTCAGGGCTTGATCTATCGGGAAGAATTCGGTTTCGAGGTTATAGCCTGCTCCGACACAAACCTGTTTGAACAGGTGGGTCTTGCCGGTTCCTGCGCCGCCAACCATGTAGACATGCTGTCCGCGGAGGATTCGTTTCAAGATCCTCGGGAACGCTTCATGGCGAGGTTCTGCGTCGAGATTTATGATTTCTTTATTATTGATTTTTATTTCTAGCCGCCTCGGCAGGTTCTTGTTGATGATGTCGTTGGCGACTTGCTCGGCGATCTCTTTTCCGGCTTCGGTGGCCAGGCCGACGATCTTGGTTTTCATGTCCTCCGACAACGTCAACATCGCCTCACGCAGTTTTGAACTTAACTGCGAATCGACCTGGAGTCTGAGTTCTTGGGTTGCTTTGTTGAGTCGAGGAACGAGAGTGGCTTCGAGGGCGCGAAGAATGGCTTTCTCGTCGATAACCAGGCCGCGCTTCTGATTCTGATTCTGATTCTGATTCTGCTCCGTGTTGGGAGGCTCAGGAAACTCAGCTTTGAACGGACTTGGAAATGGATTCTCGTCTCCCTCGTCCAAGAGCCCTTTGATTTCGTCATCGAGGTCGATGTTGATGTCCTGGCTTCTTCGCCGCTTGGGCGTTGGGCCGAAACGTTTGTTCAGGTCTTCGTTGACGATGTTGTTGGTGACCCAAGCTCTTCCGGCTCTGAGGGCTCTAATTGCGCCGTCGTTAGTCATGGAGATGATCTTGCGCTCGGAAACGCCAAGAGTCATCAGCCATTCGTTGATTAAGAATCGGGTGTTTTCGGTGATGACTGGAATTGGTTTCCAGCTCGCGTCGCCTGGGGCGATTGAAACGAGTTTCAGACTGTCTTCGAGGGATTTGAGGCGATCTAGGTCGGCCATTGCGCGTACCTTTGTTTAGGAGTTGTGGGGGCAGGTTTCTAGAGAATGGTCTGAGTCAGAACAAAGAACATTGTGAATGAACAGTTCCCGGTGGAAGTTGGGCTCATGTTCTGACAGGTCTTTGGCAAAGTCTTTGACAAATTCGATAAAGTTGGGGAGCACGTCTTCGTACGGTCCCCAGGAGTAAGTGGAGTCTTTGGCCCTGACAAGCCCTTTTTGAAAAATCTTTGTCAGGGTTTCGTAGTCTCGGCGGGAGAAATGGGACATGGAACCTATAGCTCGATGTCGATGATGGAGTTTCTGGAAACTTGTCTCGCTGTGTGGCGTTTTAGATTCAAAGTCAGAGCCTTGTTGTCGATGAAGAGGTTTCTTCGCGACATTGCGGCTTCGGGAAAGGCTTCTAAAGCCGCCTTTCTCGACTCGAAGGCCCATTTCCAAGTGCCGAAACGGGGATGAAAGATGGTCCAGAGCCCCGGAATCGGTTGCTTGATTTTGAGTTCTGTTGGGCTCATGACTGGGCCTGAGCCTCCAATCGAAGGGCTTCACAGTAGTCGAGAGCCTTGTCCATCAAGGTCCAGGCCTCGCCACCTTCGTCGCAAGCGTTTTGGGAGTCGACAAATATCTGATAAGCAGCGTCGATCTCGCTAAGTGTGACGGCCTCTACCAAGCCAACCATATAGTGGTCAGCTCTAACGATAGCGGTGATGGCGTCGGCCAGTTGTTCAAAACGTTCCATGATCTTGGAGTCCTTTAGAGGTCGATCTCGATTGCGTTGTCGAACGAGCCGGAAACGGGGATTTTTCCACCGATCTTTTTTGTAGGCTTGGGTGCTTCGCCGTTTTTGTAAGAGACTCTGACTCCGTCGGCAAGAACTTCAACTCGTCTCGGGCGCCGACCTGCTGGAATGATTTTGTTTGCGAACGGCATCCCGTGATCGTTGGTGAGTCCCTTCCAGATGTCCTGGGAGCGTTTGAGTTCTGCCTGGTGGCGGCGGAAGAGCATCAGTTGTTGTTCGTCCCAGGTGGCAGCGTCGAACTTCTTTTGCCATTCCCGAGCATGAGCGACTTGCGCCTCAGCAATACGTTGGTCGCGAACAGCCTGAGAGCTGGGACGATCTGCTGTGGTCGGAGCGGGTTTCGCCGCCTTGGCTTTTGATAACAGTTCGACCAGAGCGGCCTGGATCGGAGCAGGTAAATCCGTGAAGGAAATTCCTTCGATCTTGTCCCGTGCGGCTCCGCCCTGGCCGGGCGCTTCACAAATGACTTGAGTTCCATCCCAAGCGATGATTAGCTGGGCAGTCGGAGCGAAAGTTCTGGTTTTGACGCTTTCGATGAATTTGCGGTGCGAGCTAGCGGAAGCCTCGCGAGTCGCCTCGATGGATGGAGTCTGTTGGTTCTTTGGATCGGCCATTGCGCGTATCCTGAGTCAGATGCAGAAACAAGCCAGGCAAGGGATCGCCCGGCAATGCCGATTATGGCAGATAGGCATACCTTTGGCAAGGGGGCATTTTTGCCTTTGGTATCAAGGGGTTAGGCCACTCTGTTACAAAGTGTTACAATAGTGGCCTAACCTTGGAGTCAGCAGGGTTTCGCCCCGTTAGTTTAGTTTTTCGGGAGATATATCAGCTGCGACGGGTTCCAGAAGCTCGATCATGCGTTTTGCAAGAATGACTCGGTCTTCTTCGAAGCATTCTTTGACCAAGGCGCCGTAGGCTATAGTAAACATGAGCATTGCTACGTTCGGCGGAGTGAATTCGTTGAGGACAGCTTCCATGTTGGGAAGTTTTTCCTTCAGGATTTCGAGAGAACCTACTTGCGGCTCGATCATTTCTTTTGGCATTTCTTGTCCATTCCTTCTGTTTGGCCCGGTCTGGGCACCGGAGTATTATGGCATGGGAGGGCTTTTGATACTAGGGAAAAGCGTGTTTCGAATCAAGAATCTAGACTCTATCGCTTTTTTAGCTGGACCATTGCTGAGGTCAAGAGACCGCCTTGCTCTGGATTGGGGAGAGAAGCTGGTTCTGAGTCAGATTCAGATTCAGATTCAGATTCAGATTCATTCTCTGTTGGAATTGGTAGGCGCTGGGGCTCACTCGACGTTTTCCTTCCTGGAACTGTGTATTCTCCGCCGAAACTGGTCGGAAGGATTGCTTTTGTTTCTAGGAGTTTATTCAACAAGTCGAGCTGTGCTCTATCTTCTTTTCCTGATCCCATTGAAATGCCGATGGCGATGATGTCGGATATTTTCGCCCGGTCAGAAGGATCATAAACAATCGAGAGCTGGCGAACGTATTTTTCAAAGTCGAACTCGAGTTCTTGGTTCTTTAGGTTTTCGATAAACTGGTTGAGTTCTTCAGCCTCGTTGAGCTCTTGAGTCTCAAGTTTGGTTTTGAATCTCATTCGCCTCATTGCGTCTCGGGTGTTGTCGTTTTTCTTTCGGTTGATTTCAAAGTGTTTTCGTTCTTCGACGAAGTTTAAGAGGAGGTCGAACTCTTCTTGAGTCCGATACATCGCCGCTGCATAGATGGTTTGGAAAGCGTCGCGGAGTTCTTTCGGATCGTCGCCTGCGTTACGCATAGTGACATGAGCTGCTTCAGAAACGCTTCGGATTAGATCTAAACGATCTTTCAGATAGTTTCCAATCTGAATCAGCTTCAGCATTCGGTCCTGGGTGATGGGCATGATTTGGAGTCCGTTAAGTTGGCCGCAAGGGCTGGTTTCGCGCCCCTGTGTTGGTAGTTTAGCAGAGTTTTTGTGAGGCTCAAGTGAGATCGGTATATCTGGTGTGAGGGGAGGGTCAAAGGGCTAATAGGTATGCCTAGCCTGTTTCTGACTCTCTACTCTCTTTCTATTTTTTTTTTTTTTTTTTTTTTTTTTTTTTTTTTTTTTTTTTTTTTTTTTTTTGAGTCAGAAGCAGAGTCCAGCTCAGAGTCCGCTACCAACTCCTCCTGGAACCGAAGACAACCCGACCTCACATGGGAACAACAAACCAGTCGACAAAAGTACAAACATACAAGTCGAACTGGAGTGAGATAAAACAACATACAAGTCGAATTGGAGTTTGACTTAGTACCTGCGCCGGAACTTGAGTCGGGAGGGTAATAGGCATACAAGGAAGGGTCTTCAACGTATGCACAAAACTACAAACAGGGGCTGAAACTACAAGTCCGTTAGCTACAAACTCCGACCTGGACTACAACTTGAAGCTACAATTCCGAGTCGGGAAGCAATAACTACAAGTCGGGAGGGCAGAAAAAATCGATCAAAAGCGATCAAAAAGGCTTCGAAAGGCTTGCGCTTTCTGGCTGGAAATGCCATATTCTCTCTGTTGGTTCCACCCAACACCCGGCCAAGCCGGGTTCCGAGGCAGAAGCAACAGTATGGGGAATCATGCGTAGGCACGGCGTGCGGGCTACCTACGAGCCATTCCCTTTTTAGGCTTCAAAACCGGGCCGCGCGGTACAGCGGCAATCCCTGGCCAATTCCGGCCATCTGAAAGGACTCTATCATGGCACAAGGTTCGAACAATTCCGCTACCCTGTGGAGCGAGTCGGCTTCGCGGTGCAAGTATGCGGTGCACAACGGCGCGCCAGTGATCGGCGTGTCGGGTGATACTGGCGACGGCTTCATCGTTCCGGTTCCCGCGCCAGCGTGGTTCGCGGCAATCGAAGACGAGGGCACGCGCGATAACGTGTTCCGAGCAATGAGTTCGCACGCCCTGCGCGTTGGGCAGGCCAAGCTGAAAGCGGCCGACTCGCCGACTCGCGAGGTTGCGCTTGCGGGCGTTGCCTCAGCCCTCAACGGTGGCTACAAGCCCGGCCGCGAGACTGTGAACGACATCGTCGAGAGCGAGACGGCAACCCGGTTCGCAACTCACGTTCGCGGCTTGGTGTTGAAAGCGAAGCCGGATGCGAGCGAGAAGGCAATCGCCGACACCATCGGCAAGCAGGCCGCGAGCGAAAAGGGCAAAGCCCTACTCGCCAAGATTCGCGGCGAAGTGCTCGCGAGCATGACCTACACGGTCTCGCGCAAGGGCAAGGGCGCCGACACCGGCGCGGTTGAGATCGAGCTGTAACGGTTTCGACTCCTACCTCTAACCAAAGGACGGGCCGCAGCAATGCGGCCCGTATCTGCAATGAACGACTCTCTCCCTTACGTTGAAATTCTCCGCCGACTCTGTGCCGAATGGCGAACCCACAAACCCGCGCCGCGATATCGGACTCGGGGCTATCTACCCAACGGAACGGCGCGCGCTACGCTGTATCTCGGCAGCTATGCGTTGCGACTCTGAACGATTACTTGGGCTGGACTCGAAGGCTCGCCAACGATTACTTGCGATTACTTCGAGTCCGCCCCTCCCCCGGCACTGAGGTCTCCACAAGAGTTCGGAAGTAACGACCGCGCACCCAAGACTCCCAGGTAGAACCCAATTTTTAAGAAGACATACACCAGAAAGAGGACTCAGGAACAGGGCAATGGAAGAACAAATTTTGTGGACAGTCGGGTTTGGATTGTCTCTGTTTCTGTTGGGTTTCTTGTTAAGTAATCTTTCGAACGATTACTACCTCAAGCTCAAAGCGGGGCCGAAATACCGGACTGCAATGTGTGTTAGGGGCAAATTCTACTACATCATTCCCGAACACGAGTACGTGTCAACAATGGTGCTAACCGGAGGCAAGGACTATGCTACCAAAACGGGGCCGGCCGGGGGCGGCGATCTTGATGACTGTGGAGCGCGAACTAGTAGCGAGTGACATCTTCCGACTCGCGATGGGACAAGGGCCGAACGGAGACCCCGCGCCCCGGAAGGCGCCCCCGATGGTTCAGCGACTCAAGGCCAGTCACCACACAGCGGCCAGACTTCTTGCAGCGGGCTTGACGGTCAAGGAAGTTGCAGCACGGGTGGGCAGAACCGCCCAGAGAATCGGTGACATGGAACGGACTGATCCGGCGTTTCAGAACCTAATCGGATACTACCGGGCGATGATTAACGAGACCGACATCGAAGACGCCAGGGAAATGCAGGGCATGTTCCGGGGTATCGGACTCGACGCATTGGATGAGATTCGAGAGAGGCTCGACGATCCGGTCAAGCGCGCTGAAATTCCAATCGGGGAACTTCGTCAGCTCGCTTCCACAGCCGCCGACCGTACCGACGCACCGAACAAAGTTGCCCAGCAAGGAATTGTTACCCCAGCGAAAATCACCATCAAGCTCGGACCTAGAGATCTTCGCCCCAAAGAACCTGAACCCAAACTTATCGACCAGGAGGGAAACCAATTGGTTGAAACCGAGGAGTAAGTGTCGTGTTTACAAAATCTGTGACCTCGAACCGGATGGCGTTGAGGCGCCCGCTGGTTTGGACCACTCCCGAGCCCCCGGCGGCCCAAAATGTCTGGTCGGTAGTGAGGTTGGAGCGGAAGTCGGTCGATACCACTTCTCCCCAGAACCACTCCCGCGAAACCGTTTCCCAAGCAGGGACAGACAAAGCCTCTGTCCCTGTTTACGGAACCTTGAGGCTGGCAGCATGATCGACCTCGATGGGAAGCTCATAAATCCAGCCCATATCATTTCCGCTGAGGTTGAAACTCGGCATTATATGAACGGGTCAGTATCCTATCTTGTTGTTAAGCTTGTCGACGGCTCATTAATAAGCCATGAGCATGGTTGGGGCTTTGATGCTTGGGCCACGCTAGATAAGATCAAGGGACTCCAATCATGATTCTTTCAGCCAACCGGACTACGAGTCGCAACCTCCCGAAGCCTAAGACTGCTGTTGCTCGGTCCGGACTCAGCTTTGAAAAAAACCTGTTTGAGTCGATCTCGAAGTCCGCGCCTGCGAAGGTTTCCGTCGAACGAAACCCGTGGTTCGTCTATCGCGACTCCAGAAGCTCCGATACCCTCCAATGCCAACTGGACATTCTGATCCACGACCACGAGTTCGAGTTCTACGTCGTTGTAGAAGTTAAAAGAACTTGGACTCCCTTGGCGATGCAGAAGCTAAAGACCGTCTATTGTCCCGTAGTTGCTCGCGCCCTCGGCGAACCGGCGAAACCACTTGTAATTTGTCAGAATCTGACTCCATCTTCCCCCATGCCTAAGTCAACAGTTCCATTTGCGCTCTTATCCGACGAGCCCCTCATGCAATGGCTGGGAAGAGGAAGCATAAGATGGGAATAGGGGCGAAGCTTCCGAGTCCAATTATCAAAGAATGGCTCGAATGGGCAGGAGCCAGACTCATCGCACTTCCTGGGCATAGGACTGGGCCTGCGGACATCCGAGTAATCTGGCCCGAATACGATCAGGAAAAGTTCCAAGTCCTGGAGTTCCGCCGGAACCTAGTCGCCCGATCTCTTGGACCTACCAATGCCGAAATGCCCTTTGTAGAAGAAATCCTCAGACTCCCGAATCTCTGTTCCGACGTAAACGTTCGCCGAGTCCTACACAAGCGGGCGCTGATTCATCCGACTCGGGGAACCCACATCTTCCGGTGGGATCGTGTAGCAAAGGATCTCAACGTCACCAAAATCTACACCGTTAAACGTTGGCATAAGCAGGGCTTGATCGAAGTCGGAGAAAAGATTAATCTCGACCTAACTAATCGACTTCTGAATTTCTTTGATGAGATGGCGGAAACTGGGTATGCCCAAATGCGGGCTTTAGAACTCTCCCGCAACTAACCGCTTGCACTTTCAGCGGATTGCGCCCACCTTTACCTTACGGTCCTGCGCGCTCGTTCGCTGCGGTCCGTACCAGATCGGTGGTATTGGAGTCCCGCTGGTCTGTCGATGGTCGAGGGAGAACTGAAGGGCGGGCGAGGTTTTCGGACCTTTCCCGCCCTCTTTTTTAGGGACGGACGTTGATAGAATATACCCGGCCATATCTGTATCCGAAACAAGAACAAGCCATCTTCACAGGGAAACGCTGGGCGCTCGTCGAAGCCTCGACCAAGTCGGGAAAGACCGTTGGCGCCGAAGCCTGGATTCTCGAAGGGGCGTTCGGGGACTCCTACGGGGACAATTCCTGGTGGGTAGCGCCTGTTTCTGACCAAGCCCGGATCGCTTTCACCCGAATTAAGCAGAATCTGACTCCTGGGTCTTTCCAGCCCAAAGAGACTCCAGTACCGCTTGTACAGTTGGTCAATGGTGCAATCATCTCGTTCCGTTCCGCTGATAAGCCCGACTCACTCTATGGCGAAGATGTCAAGCGGGTTGTTGTCGACGAAGCCTCGCGCGCTCGGGCAGATGCTTGGGTTGCGGTGCGGTCAACTCTGACTGCAACTCGCGGTGCGGCCCTGATTATCGGAAACGTCAAAGGCAAAAGAAATTGGTTCTGGGAATTTGCCCGGAGAGTCGAAGCAGGGAAAGAGCCGAACGGCCACTTCGCCAAGATTACCTGGCGCGACGCAGTTGCAGCTGGAGTCCTCGACGAAGACGAAATCGACGATGCGAGGAGAAATCTTCCGGCGAATGCGTTCAAGGAACTCTACGAAGCTGAGGCGTCCGATGACGCCGGCAATCCGTTTGGAGAAAGTCACATTCTTGCGTGCGTTCTCGATGGGTTGGCTCCAGGCCCAGCAGTTGCGTTCGGAATTGACCTTGCAAAACGACGGGACTATCTCGTTGTCACCGGACTCAACGAAGCCGGGAACGTCTGTGAATTTCACCGTTGGACCGGAGTGCCCTGGAGAGAGTCGATTCGTCGAATACATGACATCGTGGGCGAAGACATCCCGGCGCTTGTCGACTCGACTGGCGTGGGCGACCCGGTTTTAGAAGAACTCCAAGTCGATCACGGAAACTTTCGGGGATATACTTTCTCCGCCATGAGCAAACAACGACTCATGGAAGGTCTGGCGGTCTCGATCCAGGGCCATGAGATCGGTTATCCTGACGGACCAATCAAGCAAGAACTTCTCATCTTCGAATACGTTTTGACCCGAACGGGAGTCAGTTACTCCGCGCCCGAAGGGTATAATGACGACTGTGTCTGTAGCCTCGCCCTTGCGCGCCAACAGCTGACTGAGACCCAACCTGGCGCCTCGCTGATGGCCTTCTACAACATGCAGGTCCAACAGGCCCGGAAGCAAGAAGAAAAAGAAGACGAAGGGGTCGGAACAGCATTTCTGCGGAACCTGAGGAAACAGGTGAGTCCGGAAGTTCTCGACAACGAGCTAACCGAACTCTACCTGGCGACCTTGAAAGAACACGAACCCGAAGGACTCCTCTGCTTTCGTTGTGGAACGAAAGTCCTCGGCCCGAGTCGCGTGACTGATGGCACGTTCGTTTGGCATCCCGGCTGTGCAGGGCGAGGCTAGAATTTGACTGACTCTCGCGCCCAAGCGTTTGAAGAGTGGCGTCAGGAGAAGCTGGCCCAGTCCCGTATGGACAAGGGCGGCTTCATCAACGAACTGTTCAAAGCGCCAGCAAGGAGCGGATTCCAGAGTCCGATAAGCCCGGCCTTTACATCTTCCAGAGCCCCAACAGGGCCAAGTTATAGAAATTCCGGGAACCAAGGAATCGGCTATACCGGAACTGGCGAGTCGAAGTATCTCTATGAACGCCAGGACCAGCCGCCCCCGTACATTTCCGACGTGGACATGGCGAGTACGTGGTGGAGTCCAATGGAGCCTGTTTGGCCCTATGGACCGCCGAACGTCACCAGACCTCGGGAATGGAACTATCCGGTTGGGTACAACTTAAATTACATTCCCCAACGCTCCAGCATGATGTATATGCTCCGTGCGATGCGGGCGAACTGGGGCGTTCTTGCGACCATCATCGAAACCAGAAAAGACCAACTCCTTCGTATTCCCTGGAACATTCAGGTCAAGGGCAAGCCGAAAGGCAATTCGGCGTCTATTGACCTGATGAAGAAGTTCTTCCGTCGGCCAGATGGAAAGCTGAGTTACGGTCAGTGGAGTCGGAAGATTCTAGACGATTTGTTTGTTCTGGATGCGCCGACGATTTACTTCTCTCGGGACCGGAAGGGCAGACCCCTTACCGCGGAAGCGTTGGACGGAGCCACCATCTTCCCACTCATCGACGATGCTGGACGTCGGCCCGAGTCAATCGTTGAACTCGGCGACGACGGAATCGAATACCTCCGTCGCCAGCCTGCGTTTCAGCAGATCATCTACGGTCTGCCAATGATTGACCTTGACGAGTCGGAACTCATGTACGTTCCGATGAGACCGCGACCGGATCTTCCTGTGTTTGGTTTCCCGCCGACTGAGCAAATTCTCCAAGAAGCAATCGAAGCCATTTTAAAAACCAACTACCAACGGAACTTCTGGCAGGAAGGAACGTTACCGGATTTGGTGGTAACCGTTCCCGATGCCTGGTCGCCAAGACAAATCGCCATGTTCCAGGCGCACTTTGATGCACTTTTGTCAGGGAACCTCAAACTCAAATCCCATGTTCGATTCCTTCCCGGCGGGATGAAGCCCTTCGACATCAAGAACTCAAGCGGCGAAAGTCTCTGGAGTCAAAGAGACGAGACTCTGATTCGCCTAGCCTGTTACGCGTACTCGGTCTCTCCAACCCCGTTTGTGAAGGCAACCAACCGGGGAACGGCTTCGACGGTCCAAGAAGTCGCGGAGCAAGAGGGTCTCTATCCCTTGATGTCGTGGTGGAAAGACGACATCATCGACCCAATCATCGAAAAGTTTGGCTTCGACGACGTTGAGTTTGTATTTCTTCCTCAGCCCGAAACAGATCAAGAAAAAGCGGCGAAGATTTACGACCTACAGCTTCGTTCGGGCACCAAAACAATCAATGAAATCCGCGAAGAACGGGGCGAAGAACCCGACCCAGACGGCGACGTTCTCTTGGTCTACACCGCCAACGGCGCGGTGCCTTTGAAAGATGTTGTCCAAGGCAAACTTATTCCGCCAACCTCAGCAGGGACAGAAGCAGATTCTTCCGACTCGGCTTCGCCTCCGCCCAGCCCTAAGCCGGGGCGGAACTCTACTTCATCCCCTGCTGGGGCCAGGCCAATTCGCGGACCCAACAGACCGCCCAATTCGAGTCCAGTGCCAACGGCAAAGTTTTTCTTTGAAAAAGCCACTAAGGCGGAGCTTCAAGCCGCTGCGGACCAGGCCAAAGGGCATTTAGACGATTTGAGTCCAAGCCAAGCGTCTGCGGGGAACTATCCCAAGGGGCACATCTGGATTCAGGGACTCAACATCTCAATCGAAAACAACAAGGGTTCTCTTCGGGGCGAGAAAGACACAAGCGGGAAGAAGTGGCAAGTCAGAATGCCGGCCCCATATGGGTATATTCGAGGGACCGTGGGAGCGGACGGTGATTCGGTCGACGTCTACCTGGGCAAAAATCCCAATTCTGAAACAGTTTGGGTAATCGACCAAAGACGGGTTTCCAAAAAAGGCAAGCCCAAGAAGTTCGACGAGCATAAGGTCTTCATCGGATACAAGAAGCTCAAGACCGCGATGAAGGACTGGCTCAAGTCGCATTTCGACGACCACGGGCATGATCGAATTTCAGCGATTACTGAACTCTCGATGGACGAACTCAAGGCTTGGTTAAAGACCGGCGATTTGAAAGAACCTCTTTCTGACCAGGACGTTGGGACTCCGGTAGATCTTCCCGACAGTTTGAAGAAGCTCGACACGGTTTCAACCGCGACCAATTTAATCTCAACCGGAAACAGACTTCCGAAGAAACGGAAGAAAAAGAAGAAGCCTTCCCCTGGTGCGCGTTGGCTCGAACTCGGAGCAATATAAATGGCCGTAGTCCCAGACGGAAGTTGGTATCGGACTCCTCAAGGCGGTACAGTCCCGGCGAGTGCCCTCTTGGCGCCAACCGGAAATCTCGACTCCAACGGGCTACCCATCTATGGCCCGGTATCGTCTACAAATCCGGCGAACGTAACTGGACAAGTCGGCGGCTTCGTTGCCCGGGTCTCGGCGAGCTTTACCCGACCCAACAATTCGACTCCCTATGTCGTTGGCCAATTGGTTGCCAACAACACAGCGGCCGGTTCTGTTGTTCCAATGAGTTTTGCTATTTCCCGTCTCGCGGGAAAGGGCGGGATGATCCGACGGGTTCGTTTGCGGAAAACCGGAGTTGGCATTACCAATGCCAGTTTCCGGCTTCATCTCTATTCCGTAATGCCGATTCCATCCAATGGTGATGGCGGAACTTGGCTGACTGATCAAGCTGGAGCCTACGTTGGCTCGATGGATGTGACCTGCGATCGAGCCTTCACCGACGGGGCTTCTGGAAATGGAGTTCCTAATACCGGCAGCGAAATCATCTTCACGGCAGATACGTATTACGGACTCCTGGAGGCCCGGGCGGCCTACACGCCAACGGCTCAGGAAATCTTGACTCTCTTGCTCGAAGTCGTGCAGAACTAATGCTCGCCACTGTACCACAAGACTTGTCTTTGCTGACAGGGTGGCCTGCACCGTTGCTCGACTTCGATTTCGTCAACGGCGTCTATCGGCAAGACGGGGTTGGCGCAAACTCTGCAATCAGCAACTTCATTACCACTACCCGCGCGTCGGTTGGCTATGCCGACGATCAGTTGGGAAATTGGACAAGTTTCTCGGCAAACACTCCGAGGGCGGTTACTCCTGGTGGTAAGGGGCTTCTCGTCGAAGAAGCCCGCACCAACAGCATCCGCAACAACTCGATGCAAGGCGCTGTGGTAGGGTCGCCGGGGACTTTGCCAACAAATTGGCAGACATTAAATGCCGGGTTAACTGTATCAGTAGTTAACCTCGGAACCGAAAGCGGAATTGACTTTATAGATGTCCGATTTAGTGGAACGACAACATCAACGGTAGCAAACATAAGGTTCGAAACAAATACGCAAATAACAGCCGCACAAAATAATGTTTGGTCTGGAAGTCTATTTGCATACCTGATCGGAGGCTCTCTAACAAACATTACAGGCGGCCCCTTTTTATCAGTGTATTCTCGTAACTCGGGCGGCACTGCTCTGTCAGAGCAAGATGTTTTGCTATCTTTAACGTCGGCTTCTTTGGGACTTAAACGTGCCACCAACGTTTATACTCTACCTGATGCTACCACAGCCAGAGTTAGCAGCGGGTTGTCATTTAATTTTTCTAACGGTGTGGCGATAGACGTTACCTTCAGAATCGGCTGGCCCCAACTCGAACTTGGCGCTTTCGCCACCAGCCCGATCCGCACCACCAACGCGGCGGCAACACGAGCGGCTGATGTAGTGACGGTGACGAACCCGCCGGCCTTCGGGAGCGCCTACAGCTTTCTTGCCCAAGCAACGCCGCAGGCACCCGACAGTTATGCAGCGGCACAGAACATCCTAAATCTGGATCAATCTTCAAATAACAATAGAACAGTCTTGTATCGAAATTCAGGAACGGGGTTTGGATTTGGTAATGCCGCATCCGCGACCTATTGGAACGGGCCGCTAGGGACGTCCCCAGTAGGGGTGAGGGCCAAACTGGCAGCAGTCTTTGCGCCATCGGATCAGGCGGGTGCTATAAACGGCGGGACAGTTCTTACGAACTCGCTTGGAACGCCGATCCTGCCTACAGCTATTCATATCGGGTCAACAGCAATCGGCACTCAGCAAATAGATGGCTACATCGAACGTATTGCTGTGTGGCCAACCACCCGACTGTCGAACGTCAATCTACAAAGGGTCTCGACGTGAGCCAGATCGACGCCATGTTCAAATTCGCCTCGCTCGCAGCAGCGAAGGCCGATCCAGTCGTGCAGCACTACATGTCGTTGGACGACTCCCAGCAAGCACAGTTCCAACTGAATATCATCATTCCGGGTGTTCAGGTTTGGCGCGCGAGTCAGGATGTCATCGGCACCGATGCGGACGGCAACCCAACAGTCACGCATACCCTTTTGCCGGGGTACTTCATCTTCGTCTCAGCTGACCACGTAATCTCTGAGCTTCGAGACCATCCTGCGCTTCAGGTTGCAGTAGATCGGGATAAGATGAACGCTCGACAGGTAGGGATGGTACTCAAAAGCACCATTACCAATAGCCTGTTACAAGACCTCCGGTTTCAACCAATCTATGCGGGAATGAATCCCCCTTGGGGATCATGGCAATGAAGTTGTCTCTTTCATCAAGGAGAAAGTAAATGTCGACAGTGCAGTTGAATGCCGCCGCAATCGGCGGACTGATTCAGACCGGATTTTCGGGAAACGTGCAAGTCCCGGCGGACGGTATCATTACCGTTGATACGCGAGACGCGGCAATCTTGTTGGCGTCCGGGGCGAGCTACATTCGGGCTACGACTCGCCAGCAGACCATTTCGACGCCCGCGGCCGGAGCGGTCGGCCAGCTCGTTGCGTCAACCGCATTCTCCAACGGAACCAAGACGATCGCCAACCAACCGGACGTGGCGCGCTTGGCCTCCGTTCGAATTGACCCAGGCACTTCCGCCATCACGGCAGGGAACGTCGCAGTTTCCTATATCGCGCTCGATGGAACGACCACGGTCGACAACCTTTCGGCCATCACCGCGGCGAGCACGGTTCTGAGTCAGAACATCTCCAAGGGCATCGTGAAGCTGAATTCGCTTGTGGTTACTGCGGTCGCCGGCGGGGCGAGTCCACAAATCCAGATGGACACGCTGAACCAGCTGGGCGTCATGGCCGACCCAGGCTATGTCGACTTCTCGGTCCTGGATTTGAAGGTCGATGGAGTGGACTCGGGCGTAGCCAGTGTCGCCACCGCGGCGGCCTGCTTCACCCCGTCGACGGCGCCCAACGGCACCCACAACTACAGCGTCCTGGCGAACTTCAATTCGCCGGTAACCTGAAGGGAGTCTGATTCCTTGCCCACCGCTGCTGCGCTAGTACAGACGGGAATAGGATTTCAGAGTCAAGGAGATCTTGAGGCTGCCCGGCTTCATTATCTCGCAGCTCTGAAGCTGGATTCGAACTGTGTCCAAGCCATCGCGAACCTGTGCGTCGTATTGGCCGAGACTAACCGACTCGAAGGTGCAGCAGCCCTGGGCTGGAAACTTGTCGACCTGGTTCCTTTCAACGGAAACTTTTGGGAACTGTTGGGGAACTTTCTAACGAGACTGGAACGGTTGGACCTTGCCGAATATGCCTTCGATCAGGCGATTGGGCTGAGTCCAGAGTCCCCGAGCATCCATCACAATTTGGCGTTGTGTCTGTTGAGGCAGAGAAAATACCAACAGTCGATTGCAGCGTTCGAGCGCGCAGAGAAGCTCGGATCAAGGGGTCATGGAATCAAGAACGACAAAGCTCATGCGTTTATGGCCCTGGGAAACCTGAAACAAGGCTGGGAACTCTATGAGTCGAGGTGGGATACTCTGGTCCATCTGCCACCGTGGGATTATCACATTCCAGAATGGAAGGGAGAAAATCTAACAGCAACCCGAATCCTTATTCATGGTGAGCAAGGGCTTGGCGACACGATCATGTGTTCGAGATTCTTTCGTGATCTTGCCGATTGGGATTGGGCAGATGTGACTCTGGGAGTTCCCAGAACCCTTCAGAACTTGTTTTCTGCCCAGGATTGGAACCTGAGCATTTTGCCGATTGAAGACATGAACGAAGAAAACATGAAAGGCTTTGATTTTCAGAGTCCAATGTATTCGGCAATGAGGTATTTGGAAATTGACTCGCCAAAGGACATTTCCTCGAAGCCGTATTTGAAAGTCCCGGAACCCAGAAACTTCCTATCTGGTTTCAATATTGGACTCTGTTGGGCTTCTGGCCGCCGTGGAACCGAGATGGACGTTCGGCGAAGAGAAGCTGACTTGAAACTATTTCTTCCCTTAATCGAGAATCCGAAGTTCAAAATCTGGTCGCTTCAGAAAGGAACCAACGAGGAAGACATTTCAAACCTGGGTCTTGAAGGTCTCGTTTCCGACGAAACCGGAACATTTTCGGATTTCTACGAAACAGCGAAATTCATTTCAGGACTGGACCTGGTTCTGACGGTCGATACCGCCGTTGCCCATCTCTCAGGGGCGCTGGGCATACCGACTTTCATGCTGGCTCAATTCTCCAACTGCTGGCGATGGTGGAACATCGAGAATGGATCGGGCGAGCCCTGGTACTCGGGAATGAGAATCTTCAGACAACCCGTTCCCGGCGATTGGAAAGGTCCAGTTACAGCGGCAATCAACCAAATCAATCTAGGTCTGGTCCAGAGGAAGATTGCGGCGTGATTTATACCATTTACCACCAAGCGCGCCCGCACGAGTCCACAGACGTTTGTCAAGCTATCTTTGTCGGCCGGCCAATCGGAAACAACATCGCGCACATCGAAACCTTAGCTGAGATGCGGGCACACTTCTGGATCTGGAAGAACAAAAATCCTATGTTCTGGGTCGGCTTCCAGCATTATCGGAGATACTTGGACCTGAGAAATACCGACTCCAGGGCGAAGATTGAAGTCACAGAGCCCCAACCGCAGACAGAACTTCCCGCTTGGATTGAGGACTTCGACGTGATCGTTCCCCGAGCCTGGCAAATGAATCGGAATCTGACGGTTGGGGAACAGTTCTGCGAGGCCCACGGAAACGAAGTCTGGAACCAGATGTTGGCGCTTGTTCCTGACTTTGAAAGATATTCCAAACGAAATTCCTATCATGTTTGTAACATCTTTCTGACTCGGTGGGAGATTTTCGCCCGGTATATGGAATTTTGGTGGGATCTTTCCCAGAGCCTCCTGAGAACAGTATCTGTCCCTGAGAACTCTTACCAGCACAGGATTCTGGCATTTTTGTCCGAACGAATCTGGAGCTTCTGGCTGGATCGAGAACAAGAACGAACCGGAATCAAGATTTTCGAAGTCCCGCTGATGTTGGTGACTCCATGAAGATTTCCCTGCCCGATGTGACGGTTGTGATCATTGACACGGTTTGTCACAGCTTGGCCCTGGAAGCGATTAAAGACACTGTCCGGGAAATCGAGCCGGCGGAAATCCTGGTTTGGAGCGATCGGAAACAGTTTCCCTTCTGCGATGTGATTCCAACGGAGGCGAGAAGTTTCGAAGAAGTGGGAAAGATTCTCTGGTACGAGGTGCCGAAAACAGTCAAGACCAGCCATTTCCTAACCGTTCAGTGGGACGGTTGGGTACTCGACGCAGGGAATTGGAACCCAAATTGGTTGGATCTGGACTACATCGGCGCCCCGTGGTGGTATAAGGACGGTTACAACGTTGGCAATGGGGGTTTTAGCCTTCGGTCGACCGATTTGGCAAAGTTTATGTCGATCAACAGCCAAAACTTCCCTCTGACCAACCCTGAAGATGAGGCGATTTGTCGGAACTATCGACAAAGCCTGGATCTTTTGGGCTTTACGTTTGCCTGGGAGTCGGAGGCGAGGAAGTTCTCCTTTGAACGAACCGCACAGGTTCCAACCTTCGGGTTTCATGGAATTTTCAACTGGGGAAAGGTTCTCTCCCCGGATAAGTTGCTTTCCCGACTCGAACTAGTGAACGATTACGTTCGTTCCCGGCCCGAGTGGCCAGAATTCTGGACTCAGGCAAGGACTCTGCTCTATGCATGATACAGCCCGAGAAACCGGGCAGGCGTTCTTCAAAGTCTACGGTCTAGGAAAGAAATCTGTCCTTGATGTGGGCTCGTTAGATGTCAATGGAACTTTAAAAGACTATGTCCCTGACGACATGAACTACTGCGGCGCTGATATTTCTCCCGGACCGAATGTGAGCGTTGTTCTCGACGATCCGCATCGGTTTCCGTTTGTTTGTGAAGAATTCGATCTCATCGTTTCGACTTCCTGTTTCGAACACGACGATATGTTTTGGCTTACCTTTTCCGAGATGTGTCGGATCGTGGCGCCAGGAGGATTTATTTACATTTCAGCTCCGGTTGGGGGAGTAGTCCACAATCATCCCATCGACGCTTGGAGGTTCTATCCCGACGCAGGGATAGCTCTGGCCAAGTGGGGCGAAAGAAACTTGGAACCAATTTCACTTGTTGAGTCCTTTATTCGGCCCCCAGGACTTGAAGGCTGGTCGGACTTTGTTGCGGTCTTTGCCAAACGGCCCTTTGAAAGTCCGAAGCGGCTCTTAATCAACCATTTTCCCAATGCTATGCACATAAGGTGCTAGGCTAACCTTCACCAAAGGAGAGTACGATGGCAACAGTAACGAAAGTGACTTCGGGAAGCACCACGACCTACACGGTCACGGATGCTCAGGGCAACGCGGCGACCTTGGCGGTTCTGGTTAATCCGGTGACTGGGAACGTGATTACTTACGGCGGGGCAGCAGTCCACAACGACGCGACGGCGATGATCAGTCAGCTGTTGCTCCAGTTGCGAACGGGACTCTTGCCGGGAGCGGGTGCGCAGAACCTTCAGCCATAAGGGGCGAACCACAACCGACTCGGATTCTTTCCTTGAGGGCTCATGCGATGATTATCGAAATCCTCTTCGTCGTGGCCATGTTTCTATGGTTCCTGACGTCGCTGCCGTTTGAGCCCCTTGCTCCGTACAGTCGCGCACAGCCGTTTCTGGCGTTTGTCTGTGTCCTGCTTCTGGGCATTCAGATCTATGCTGGAAGCATGGTGAGATAGAAGGTTTCGATCCTTGAAATTTGCGCTTCAGATACGCAACGGTCCAATGGGCCAAGTTTGCCGACTGAAAGAGGCGGCGGGCTGCGGTGATTTTTCGCCGGCTCAGGGACTCGACTGCGTTGACGGAACGGCCAGCCCGAGGTGGCGCGACTGGGCACGTGACGTAATCGCTTACGTGTCGGCCGAGGCTGCCCACCGACTCTGTCGACGGGTGCCGCTGGTGACAGCATACAGCCTAGCTGACTGGAGCCATTCGCGGACTGGGTGGCCCAGACTAGACTCAAAGTCTTTTTTGGGCCAACACCCAGAATTTGTACCTTGAACAAAATTGGTCAAGACGCCGCTCGGTATGTTTCAAGATCTTCGACGTCGGAACATTGTTCGCTTTGTTCTATGTTTCGAGGTCCAAGCTCTTGCACCCTCGTTCAGGGGATTATTTCGCCGAACGGTTGGTGTCGATACTTCGATCGAAAACCTCTTGGGAAGGTAAGCGAAATGCCGGATGATTTCAAACTCTTCCTTCCGATTTCGAAGGTCGAGAAACAGAACGATGGGTCGGTGACGATTTCGGGCTATGCGTCGACGCCGGCGCTGGACCTGGATGGAGAGATTGTCAGCCTTGATGCTGTCAAGAAAGCCCTGCCGGGTTATATGGCCTGGCGGAACATTCGCGAAATGCACCAGCCGCGAGCGGTTGGAGTCGCGAAAGAAGCCAACGTAGACGAAAAGGGGCTGTTTCTCACGTCCAAGATCGTCGACAAGGCCGCGGTGGAGAAGGTTCTCGAAGGCGTTTACAAGGGCTACTCGATTGGTGGTCGAAAGCTCGCCAAGACCGGGAATACTATTACCGAGATCGACCTGGTCGAGATTTCGATTGTCGACCGGCCAGCCAACCCAGAATGCCCGTTTTCAATTGCCAAGTCGGCGAAAGCCTTCACCGACTCAACCGTTGGCTATCTCGTCAAGACTGCTTCCCCGCCCCGGGACCCCAAAGCGCGTGCTCTTGGCCAGATGGCGAAAGCGGTTCGGACTCTCGCGAAAGCCCCGCCAGCAGCTCATGACGGCTTGTCGCTTCCCGCTCCGATGAAATGCGCCGCACATGGGCTTCTCGACTGCAAGAAGTGCATGAAAGCGGCGAAGAAGGCGATGAAGAAGCGGGACGTGTCGGAACAGGAGCGGTCCAGGCTGGCAAGTTCTGGCGCCGCCCTTCCCGATGGTTCCTTTCCGATCGCCAACCGATCTGACCTTGCCAATGCCCGGCAAGCTGTGGGTCGGGCGAAGGACCCTTCCAAAGCTCGGGCGCATATCAAAGCGCGGGCGGAAGCTCTCGGAGTCGCACTTCCCGACAACTGGAAGAAAAAGCAAGCGACGGCGTTGATTAAGTCCGCCGAAGACTCGCTTCTGAAACTTGACCCAAGTCCTGCGTCCGAGCTGTCCTTTCTGACCCTGGACGCCGGAGAGAAGCCTCGCCGCGATGGGGCTTCTTTGGGTAAGCGTCGATCTGGCCATGAGTCGATGCTTGAGGTCGACCTCGACCTTCAGAAAGGCGGCAATGGCGCGGACGAGGATTTTTTGGACTTGAAATTTGTGCAACCTTCTGAGGACAGAACGATGACGGTACAGGGTGACGCGTTGACGAAGTGGCTGATCGAGAACGGGATGGCGGATGTCGTCCAGAAGGCTCGGCAGGGTTCTCCGATGACTCGGGCGGCCCGCATGGCCGACGCGAGGGGAAACCTGAAGAAAGTCAAGAAGGCTCGCGGTGGCGCGGCTGCGGCGATCGAGGAAGCCCACAAGGTCTTGAAGGCAGCCTACTTGGCGAAACAAGCTCTGGTCAAGGCCGGCAAGAAGCCGCCGATGGACGATGATGGCGACTTCGACATGGGCAAGGTCATGGGAAGTCTTCAGAAGGCTTTCGGTGAACTCACCACCATGAAGACCTTTATCAAAGCCGCCGACGGCCAGCTGAAGAAAGCTGCTTCTCGCGCCGGCCAGCGGGGCCAGGAAGTTTCCGATGGGAACGAACACTACCAGGTTCCGGCGGGAGTCAAGGATCTCTCTCAGAGCGATCTTACGTCTGCCGGTCCGGGTTCGGGACGGGGTTCGGAGCCGCCGATGTATCCGGTCGACGGCGGCGTCTATCCTGGCAAGTCGGCGAAGAGCAAGGGCATGATTTCGGTCGACCACGCCGAAGCGATCGCCAAGGCTGCTGCTGCCGAAGCCAAGGTCGAATTGCTGGAACGGGCGCCAGTTGGACCTACTGGTCGTCGGCCCTATTCGTTCGATGTGACCAAGGCTTTCTCCGGCAACGGGAAGAACGCCTCTTCCAACAACGAGGCGACAAAAACGCTGTTCGACGGCGTCGATCCGGCTGCTCTGATGTCCGGCGACGAACACGCCCACACCGCGGCGACCGCGCGGGTGATCGGCAACATGCTGACTCATCCTTCCACGTTCGGCAAGAGCGTGCTGTTCGACCCCAACTTCAAGGGAGGGGCCGGCTTCAAGGCACAAAATTCCTAAGTCGGGCACGGTTCGCCCACATTTAACCCAATCCAAGGAGACTTTGAATGCCCGACGGTAACATGTTCCCGGTTCCTTTCACGGGACCAAACGGTATCGGCAACGAATTTGTCGCCTCGTTGTTCGAAAACGAGAACTTCCAGGCGATGATCGACAAACGCTTTGGCGGATTGGCCAAGGCGGATACGATCGCGCAAGCAACGAATCTTCTTTGGTACGATCTGCGTCCGGTTGTCCAGATGCTCTATCCGTATCGGGAATTGATTCCGCGGATTTCACGGCTTCCGCGAGTCAGTGCCGACGGCGGCACTGCGTTCAACTGGAAGCGGATCACTGGGGTCAACGTCAACGGTGCGTCGAGCGGCGTGTCGGAAGGCAACCGTGGCGCCCGGATCGCGATTTCCGAACAGGACATGCTGTCGGCATTCCGAACCCTGGGCTTCGAAAGCTCGGTCACGTTCGAGGCGAGATTGGCCGGAAGGAATCTCTCGCCGGATACGTTGGGAATTTCGGTCCAGAGTTCCCTTCGTTCCTTGATGATCGACGAGGAGAAAATCCTCATCAACGGCGACGCAGGGCTTCCGCTGGGCACGACACCGACTCCGGCTCTCGTTGCCGGTGCGGTTTCGGGCGTCACCGGAACCATCAACGGGACGATTTACGTCGCGTGTGTTGCTCTCACCGGCATGGGGCAGTTGGGTTATTCAACCTACAACTCCACGACCGGCCTGGGTGGTGTACTCGGTCAGGTCACCAAGACCAATGCCGACGGTTCAACCGACACCTATGGCGGTGGTTCGGCGAAACCTTCGGCCGTTGCGTCGGCAGCTCCGACGGGTACTCAGGCGGTCACGGCGACGGTTGCGGCGGTCACGGGTGCCTTCGCCTATGCCTGGTTTGCGGGAACCGCGGCAAATGCGCTCTACTATGCTGGACTTACTCCCAGCAACCAGGCGATCCTGTCGAAGTATCCGGCCACCACCGGCCAGCCGATGACCAATCTGCAGGTGGCGGGCAATTATCAGGACAATTCGACCGATATCCTGATCCCGGACGGGGTTTTGACCCAGATCGTCGGCTCGATCACCGGCGCGGCGCCCGGAACGGCGATGGCGACCAATCCCATTCTGCCTTCTGGGATTACGTTGTCGGCAAGCGGCTCGATCATCTACACGATGGGTTCGGGGAACACCGGAGTCACGATCTCGGGGACAAATATCCTCGAATTCGACGCGATCCTGCGAGCTGCGTACGACCAGTACAAGCTCGGCTACGATCGGATCTTGGTGTCGTCGGTCGAGACCGCGGACATCTGGGGCGCGTTCCTGAGTCAGGCCGCGACCGCCCAGAGCTTCCGGATCTTGTTCGACGCCGACCAGGAAACCGGACGGATTGTTGCTGGCCGGAGGATCACCTCCTACCACAACAAGTTCTTCGGCAACACGCTCGATGTCGAAGTGCATCCGTACGTTCCGCCTGGGACCGTGATCTTCTGGTCGGACAGGTCGCCGTATGAACTCTCCGGCGTAGCGAATCTCATCGAGGCGAAGGTTCGGCAGGACTACTACCAGATCCAGTGGCCCTGGTCGACCCGGCGGTACGAATACGGCGTGTACGTCGACGAGACGTTCCCGATCTACTTCACACCGAGCTTTGCCTTGCTGACGAACAAGAACCCGAGCACCGGCACGATGGTGTTCTAGACTGGTTTCGCGGCTGGTCTGAGTCTCTTTCTGTTAATCGTGGCCAAGGAGATTTGTTATGTGGATGATGTTTCCAGACGGTGTCACGGAAGTATCCGTTGAGCAGATGAACTTCGTTGCGGAGGTCCACGACGAAGAGAAGCACGGATATTTTCGGGCACCGGATCATCTGGTTCCGAGTCTGATCGACTTGACGAAATGTGTGGTTAGGGTTCCGCCGGTCGATCATCCGGATGATTTGCCGCCGACGGCTCTGACCACAGCAACGTCCGATCTCGCGATTGCGAACGAGAATCTTCGGAATGAAAATTCCGATCTTCGAGGAAGCATTGCGGAATTGAATGTAAGGGTTTCTGACCTGATGCTTCAACTTCACGAGGCCAAGACGGAGCTGCACAACTTCAAATTCGAGCAAGAGCAGAAGGGAGAAGGGACGGCGGAAGCTCCTTTCGAAGCCCCCATGATCGGTGTTGAGACTTCTTCCCGCAAGAAAGGTTAAGTTTCCATGACCCTGGCAAGCGGCGATTTGACAACTCTCTCAGCAGCGAGGCTTTGGGTTGACCCACTTCCGAGTGATGCTGTCTTAGCGCCGCTTATTACTCGGGCTTCGATGTCGATTCGGTCGATCTTGAACCGGACGAGCCTTTTACCCCGAGCTTATTCCGAACAGTTCGATGGAACCGGAACGGCGCAACTTGTCCTTCCGAATTATCCGGTTTTGGGCCTACCGACTTTGTCTGTCTCTGGCCAGTCTATTTCTCAGGCGGCTCAGGAGGGAGACGGACCTGGCTTCTGTTTTGGCTTTCGCTATCAACCTTGGAATGGAATACCTCCTGGAAATCCGGCGGTTTTGGAATTGGTCGGAACAAGGTACTGGGGCGGAAGGCAGAACGTAGTTGTCAATTACTCTGCCGGGTATCAAATCACTGATGAACCCGGAACGGTTGATGCGACAACGTATCAGATTACGCCTTTAATTCCCCAAGGAAATTGGGCGAGCGATCAGGGAGTCGTTTATGCCGACACGGGAGTAGCGTTGGTTCCAGTAGCGGACTCGCCGACTGTAGGGCAATATGTTCCGCCGAACCCGGAAGGGTTGATGCCAGTTCTTTATTACCAATTCTCTGTCGACGATGCAAGTAAGAATCTACTTCTTTCCTACGGCTTTATCCCATACGATATCGAACAGGTTGCATTGGAAGTAATTGCAGACCGGGCAAGCTATCGGACTCGTGCCGGTGTCCGATCCAAGAGTCTTGCCGGACAGGAGACAATCGGCTATACCGACACCGCGCTGAATGACTATGTGAACAGAAGCCTCGGCGCGTATATCTCTGTTCTTCCTCCAGCAATAGGAGCGGCGGTGTAGTCATGGCCAATGACACTAGCCCAGAACCTGTTCAGCTTCCTGGGAACATTGGGAAGTTGATTCTTGATCCGTTGGATCATTCCATCGCGGCGGGGGCGAGAGAGGCGTTGAAGGTTGGAGTTCCAACCCACAACGTGGTCGAGATGTTTCTGAACCATCTCGCTTCTGTAGTTGCGATGATCGAACCTGCTGGGGCTCGGGCAGCCACGGTCGAAGGACTCGTGAACAGCTTCGGAACCATGGTCCATAAACATGTTGAGGCTCAACGGACCACGAAAAGCGGCCTCCTGGTTCCTCGGCCGGAACTAGCTCATGGCTGATTGCGGAGCGTGCAATCTCTGCTGCAAACTTCTCGCTGTCCCTGACATCGGCAAGCCCGCGCGAATGCTGTGCTGGCATACGGGACTCCACGGCGGCTGTGCGGTTCACGGGGAAAAGGAAACCGACCCGAAACTCACCGCCTGCCATCAATGGAAATGCGTTTGGCTCGCGTCTCAGGGACTTGAGGATGAGACCAAACGTGGCGGTCGGCTACTTCGGCCCGATATGTGCCATGTAGTTCTTGGGCCGTTTGACCGGGACGATCCGCATTTGCTTTATGTCCAGGTCGACCCGGCCTATCCGGCGGCGTGGAAAAACTCTCATGTTCAAGCCTATTTGACTGAGGTTATCCAAAAGGGCGCCAAGATTGAAGTCATCATTGATGAAGTGAGGTTCAGGTGGGATGGGGAACGGTGTATGCCTGTTGAAGAGGCTTCCGAGTATGCCCATTCCGAACGAGAGATCGCCTGATGCCCGGACTTCCAGTCGACCGGGCCGCGATAAAGAGCGCCTTGTTCACTCGACTCCAGTCGGCTACGTTTTCGGTTCCGATCAACGGCTTTACGACCTGGGCGCAAACTTCGCGCCGGTTGAAGTTGTTTAACAATGTTGATCCAAGCAACCAGCCGGCGATGTTTCTGGTTCAGCATCATGAGACCTATGAACAGTATGGAACTGGACGTTTGACCCGTCGATTTCTGAACATGGGCGTTTGGTGCTATGCGCCGACCGGAGAGGAATCTATTGTTGGCGATGACCTTCTCGACTTGATGGAAACCGCCATTGAAACGGTTCTTCAACCTGACGATCCGTTTCGGAACGAACTCACCTTGGGGGGTCTGTTGACTCCCAACAACGGTTGGTGTCGCATCGACCGTAGAGATGGCATGTTCATTAGAGATCCTGGGGACATTGACAACCAGGCGCTTTTGATTATGCCAATTAGAATCCTGCTTCCATGAAGGAGAACGAAATGTCGGATGGAACAAGCCCTGAGACTCGGATCATTCCCGAAGACGGTACAACGCCGGGGCCGGGGCCAACGGATGTGACTCAGACGGAAACCACAACGGGATATGCCTCGACGGAACCGGTTTCCGACACGAATTCCGCCATCGAGGAGGCAATCAGAAAGTGGACCAGCGGCCACTTGTATAATTCTCCGTTGGCCCAGGCGACTGAAGCCTGGAACCACGTCATGGGCTCGCTCAATGCCCTGCGGACGTATCTGAAGGAGGAACTGGGCAAGGTTCAGTAACAGACACGGTTTCAATTTCGCAACCCCAACTTGGGAGACGACGATGGAGTTCGGATTTGGTTCAGGCATCTTGACGGGGTCGCGAAATGACATCGCGAATCAGACCCCGGTTCGATTCGGTGCCCTTCAGAATATCGACTTGGAATTCGCCGGCGATATTAAGGAACTGTTCGCGACGCAGCAGTTCCCGATCGACGTCGCGCGCGGCAAGACCAAGATCACGGGCAAGGCGAAGGTCGCCGAAATCAAGGGCTCGATGTATAACGAGATCTTTTTCGGTCAGACCCTCGCCACTGGGGCGCTGAAATACGCCTACAACGAGTCGGTCGCGGCGGGAACCTCGGGCTTCTCCTACACCGTGGCGAACTCGGGCTCGACGCCGCTTGTCGACCAGGGCGCGTTCTATGTCTCGGGCGGAAACCAGTTGAATTACGTTACCGGGGCGCCCGGCAGCGGACAATACAACTGGAATCCTTCCACCGGGGTCTATGTCTTCGCCACCGCGGATGCTGGGTCTGGCTTCTTCGTGAACTACACATATCACGTTTCATCTGGGTTCAACATCGCGATCGGCAATCCGTTCATGGGGACAACTCCCCAGTTCGCTGCGACCTTGTTCCAGCAGTTCGAGGGGAATCAGGTGGTGCTTGTTCTGAACAAATGCGTTTCGAGCCGGCTCACTTTCCCGACTCGGATCGACGACTACGTGCTTCAGGACATCGACTTCTCGGCGTTCGCGGACGCGAGCGGGAACGTCGGCACCTGGAACACGAGTCAGTAATCTCCTCCTTTCAACCCGAACCGGAGCTTCTATCATGGCCGATGGAAACGGAAACGGACACGACACCGACATCTCTGGCGCCGCACTTGGCGTTGGGGAATATGTCCCGTTCACGATTGGGGGCAGGGAAATTCGCGTTCCCGCCCTCAGTCTGTGGGACTTGGAACAGTCCAGGGAAGATATTAGATCCCTCGATGTTGGGATGTATTGGACTGAATATGCGGCGACGGTCCTCAGAATCATCGCCCGGAAGCTCGGCAATGTTGACAATTACCTTCCCATGTCCGAGGCATGGATGAAATCCTGCACGGTCAAGGAAGCGAATGGAATTACGCCGGCGTTTAACCAACTGCTGGCCCTCAGCGGCTTCGAGAATGCTGCTGCTACTGACCCTTTAGCATCGGAGGAAGCCGAGGCGAGCCCTGGGACTGGGACATCGGACGAATCGCCGCCGAACTCGCCGTCGCTTTCCGAATTCCAGACCTCCGATACCTCAAGCGAACCGTAACGCTCAAGGATTACCAGCTTTTTCATAAGGCTTGGACAGATAATCCTCCAGGAGACTGGCTCTTGGCCGCGCAACTTGGATACAAGTCTCCCGAAGCTAAGCACAAGAGCGCGGTCGAGAACACGAAGATGATGTTCGACATTATCAAAGGGTTTGAGGACGCAGCGAAGAAGAAAAAGACATGATAACCGTCAAGATCATTGCAGAAGAAGCCATTTTTCATCTGGATAAGTTGCCGGCGAGTATTCGAAATGCTCTTAAGAAAAAGTACGAGGATATTTTCGACCAGCTTCGGGCGGGAATGAAGGACCAGATTCCGCTGAAGTTTCTCGATCCGAAACTTGTTACCTCGGGGGTGGAGGAGATCGGATCTTCAGTGATCGGTTTCATCGAAGCTGAGGACAAGCCCGGTGTTTATGCTATCTTTCCAACGAAAGCAAAAGTGCTCCGGTTTCTCTCCAAGTCCGGAGAGATTGTTTTCGCCCCGAAGGTTCTCAATCATCCGTTTCCAAAGGCCGCCCAGCATTTGAATCAGTATCTTCTTGACTCCAAGCCCTGGATCGTTGAGCAGTTGACCAACGCTGTGAAGGACGCCTGATCGTGCCTGATAATGTGAGAATTGAGCTTAGTGCACAAGATGATGCGTCACTCACCATTCAGAATCTGACCAATCAGCTTCGAAAACTTCAACTTGAACAGCAAAGTTATATTACCGGGTTTCGGAAATTCGAGGGCGTCGGGGCGTGGGAAGCTCAGACTGCTGCGATCAAGCGAACTGTTGAAGGAATCAAAGAACTTACCGCTGCCCAGGAACAAGCCCAAAGGTACATGCAATCGCAGTCACAATTGGCTGCGGGAAGGGCAGAGAGTCTTCTATTTCCGAAAGAAAACGCTGAAAACGTTCACGGATACACAAGAGCGTTAGAAGAAGCTGGGTCTGCTGGCGAAGCGGGGGCGAACAGAACCGCTCAAGGACTCCGACATGTAGTAGCTCTGTTCGACGAGTTTAACCGCGGCCAACGCGGGGCGATGATTGCATCGTTCTCGGCGATGACTCGCGACTTGGGCGCTGTTGAGGCAGTCGTTAAAAACATGACGGGGCCGTTTGCGGCCTTGGGACTCACAGGTGCGGCGGCCTTTGCAGCGATAGCCTACGCGGCTACACAAGCTCAAGCCCGCATGGCGGCGGTTCGTGACACACAAGTCTCTCTTGCACTTCAAGGCGGCGGAGTCAGCCGCGCTCAAGACCTTGAAATCGGCGAGACTTATGACCGCAACCGAATTGCAACGAATGAATATCGCGGTGCTGAGACTGCGCTTGTAACTGAACTTAACAAACTTCCGGCGGCGGCCAGAGAATCGCGCCAGTCGTTTGAAGATTTGGCCAAAAGCCTCGCCGGGCTTCGGCGAGAAACTCCTGAAAAAGCCATCGAAGAATGGGTCAAAGCTGCTCAGCATGGTCCTGAGTCTCTTGCTAAATTAGCAACGGAATTTTTCAATCTTCGAGGAGTTGTTAATGCTTCTGGGTTGACGCTAGAAGAACAAGTCAGAATACTGACCTCAACAGAAGCAAAATACAAAGCCATCGCAGTTGCGATTAATGAAGCTCGGGGTGCGGTAACAAATGCTGGTCGCGAAGCCCGCATAGCCAGCAACAGTTGGTTTGGAAACGTAACTGCTTTAGCGGCTTTGGGCGAAGGTGCGGACGTTTCAGCAAAGTATTTTGACGAATTAACAACATCTATCGAAAAGCCGACTCAACCGTTAAAGAACGTTACGATTGCGAATGAGGGACTCAGCGAGGCCATTCGTGACCAAGTTGAGATCCTAAAGACTGGTAATCGGGCGCTTGATGATCGAACCAATGCTCTTAATGCACTAGCGACTGCACAACAAGGCGTTGCAAGGATTTCAGCGGAAGTCGGGGAGTACGGCGACCCTGCGGCGGCCCAACGCGCGGCCAACTCGCTGCGGAATATGGAGGCGGACCGGCGGAAAGCTCCTCTTGAGTCTGCACAGGAAGAAGCGCATCAGCGCGAAATGCAGCGGATTAACGCTGAGGCCGAAGCGCACCGGGCGAATTTAGCTAAACAGACTGAAGCGGCTCAAAAGCGCCTTGACGAAGCAAAGAAGATTGCGGAAATCCGACTACCTGGCGGTGATGTCAGCAAAGATATAGAGGTTCAAAAAGCTGACGACGCTGTTCAAGAAGCAAAACGGAAGCAGTCGGATGAAATCCGACGCATATCAATTGATAACTCCCGAGAAATCGCTGCCGACGCAGCTCGGGGTGATCAGGCAAGAATCAAAGCCCAAGAAGATGTAATTGCTAAAACTCGCGAAGGCGTTGCGGCAGATCGAGAGTCGCAAGCTACACTTGGTCGGGAATTGATCAAGCTAGCAAATATGCGCCGGGAACTGGCGAATAAGAATTTCCAAGAAGCTCGGGATCGGAGTCGTGAGGAAGTAGAACTAGCAAAAGGCAATGTTGATCAAATCCTCGCGGCTTATGCAAAACTGAGTCAAGCCGCAGTTAGAACCGGACAGGCTCCAGCGGTTCAGGCCCAGATTGAGCGCGAAAAGGTTCGTGACTTAGAATCGGCCCAATCTCAGGCGTTTACCAGAGTCACTGAATTTAATTCCTCGATGGAGCGTCAGGACAACCTGCGCATCCAGGCGAACCATGCGGCGTTAGAGATTCAAGTTGCCCAGCACGCCATGTCGAAAGACCAGATGGCGGCGAAAGAGGCTGAATTTACCCAAACCGTCATGGCGGAGGAGGAACGTCGGGTCGAGGCGGAGTTAAAAACAAACGGACTTACAGAAGCCCAGAAAGTCCGACTCTATGACCATCTGGCGGAACTCTATCAGAAAGATGCTGAGAAACAGCTTCAGGCACAAGAGAAACTGACTCAAGCCATCGAAGCCGAAAATACGAAGAAGCTCAAGTCGTTCCAGACAATGTTCGATTCCGTTGGAACGGCGATGGAACGACTCCTCGACGCGGGGATTACAAGGTCTCAGACCAGACAACAAGCGTTTCAGGAATTTGGAAAGAGTATTGTCAAGTCGATTACGACGGAGCTTGGGCATCTAGGTTCTCAATATGCCGGAAAGGGACTTGCGAGTGTTCTTGGTGTCAAAACCGAGGGCATGACCGACACGGGTATTGGTTCAGTCCTGAGTCGGGCGATTGGTGATAAGCTCGGACTGACGAAAGAATCGACAGGTACGGAGGCGCTGAAGGGCGTTTCCGACAAGATGCAGAAGGCTGTTGATGCTCAGTCTAAGGCGTCGGAGCTTTTCAAAAATTCGGTTCAGGAATTTGCCAAAGCTAGCTCGGCGCTGGTTGGGCTGGCAGACAAGCGTGGAGTTCCCGGTGGGTTTAGCCGAGGAGCGAGCAACGACAACCAACTGGGTTTAGATTCTCCAAGTTCCCAAGCCTCGGCAGCGGTTAGTGAGGCTCTGACTCATACCGGCGAAAAGCTCAAGAACTATTGTGCGATCCTGGTCAATCAGGCATTGGAGAAGGCTGGAGTCCAGGGTTCAGGTTCTGGCCTTGCGTCAAGTTTTGGGCCGAATTCGAAGTTTGGGACTCCTGTTTCCGCCGATCAGGTACAGAAAGGGGACGTTTTCTATGCTCCCCCGAGCGGCTGGGGCGATACAGGTCACGTAGGGTTCGCCACTGGCCCGGTTTCTGGCGGTCGAGTCCCGGTTATGTCCTCCCACATGCAGGGGGCAGCGAGTAATCCTGCCGGGGAAGAGACTCGGGACATTTCCAATCTCACGTTCCGGCGGCCGAACTATACGGACACGGTTAAGGTTGATCCGAGTTCGGTGGCCCAGGGAGTTGAGCAAGGAAACAAGGAAGCATATTCTGTCGGCCAGGTCGCAATTCAAGAAGGTGTTACTCAAGGAAATTCGGACGTAGTTTCTACAAACCAGCAACTTAGTGATAAGGTTGCAACGCTTCAGCAAACTTCCGACCAGCAGAAACAAGCTATTACCCAGAATACGCAAGCCCTCAGTCAGAATACCCAGAAACAAGGCTCAGGGACAGGAACGGCTTCCACTACCTCTTCCATGACGAGCAACTTGGGGCTCTTGACTCAGGGTCTCGGCATCGCCGCTTCAGCGGCAGCTGTATTTGGACGGCAATTGTCACCTGCTGCTCGAATGGGACTTGGAGCGGTTGGAGCCATAACTCAGTTGGTGAGCTTTGTTAGGACTGCCGGTTCCTCGCTCGGCCTGTTTGGCGATGCAGCGAAGGCGACGTCGAGTGTGACAACGTTGTTGCAAGGGGCAAATACCGCGAACACGGTTGCAACGACTCTGAATACAACTGCCACCACAGCGAACTCAACCGCGCAATCATCTGCTGCTGTGGGAAGTGGGATTGGAGGAATTTTCAAATCAATTCCGCTTATTGGGATGCTATTCGAACAGGGCGGAATTGTACCTTCCGCTGCTGGTGGGATGATTTCTGGTGGTGGACTCTCGATCCTCCATCCAAAGGAAATGGTGCTTCCGGCGCATTTGTCGACTGGGCTTCAGAACATGATTAGCCGGCAACAGTATACGAATAATAACCAGCCTGGTGCGGTGTTGAACTATAACGCCAACGTGACAGGGTATCACCCCTACGCATCACGAAGCGCATTTGACGCTCTGCTTCGCCAGCATGGGAATGCTCTGATGGGCCATGTTGAGAATGCAGTCCGTAATGGTTGGCGGGCGGCGTAAAAGATGACCTTTCCGGTCATGCCAGCGTTGAACGGATTTTCAATTCATAAACGGCCAACGTTTGCGACTACAGTACAAACCCCCAAATCTGGACGAGAAGTAACAAACTTTCAACAATATCTTCCCGTTTGGGAATTTGAACTGGTTTATGAGATTCTTCGGGATCAGACCCAGAACACTATTCCCTTTAGCTATTTTTCTGGGAAGACCGACGTTCAACAACTCATGGGGCTTTTTGCGGCCTGTTCAGGGGAGTATGGGTTCTTTTACTTTACTGATACAAGTGATGCAAGTCGGACAAAACAGCCCCTGGGCCTAGGCGATGGGTCGACGCAGAACTTTCGGCTTCTTCGAACCATTACGCTTAACTCCCTTACCTATACCGAACCAGTTGGGGGAATTAACCTTGGAGAGTCTGTAACGGTTTTCGTCAACGATGTGGCGGTTCCTGAGTCTGGAAACTGGACCATCAGTGCCGATTTAACCACGTTGGAATTTACAACACCTCCAGGGAGTGGAGCGACAGTCACAATTTCGTTTTCCTATTACTACCTCTGTCGGTTCATTACAAACGACGCAGAGTTTGAAGAATTCATGTATGGTCGTTGGCTTCAGCAAGGGCTGAGGTTTCGTTCGATACTTCTCCATGCTGCCGGTCAGGGATCGCTTCCGCCTTGGACTAATCCTCTTGATCCGCCGATTCCAGTGACCCCACCGGGAGTTCTGCCTCCTGGGAAGTATTACTGGGAGATGACGGTCGATACTGCTGGTCGGGATGGGACGGCGGGGTATGGAGTTCTGTGCGGGGTTTGTTTGGCCTCGACTCCGCTAACCGGGACTGTAGCAACAGCGATCAACATTGCTCAAGGGCCAGGCGGAGCATTTATCTCTGCCCGAGCTGGAGACTCAACGGAAACCTGTCCGGGTTGGGGAAGTCCTACTCGAATGGGTGGCATTCCTCAAGGCTGCCCGGCAGCGGTAGGGGAGGTTTTCGGCTTTGCATTAGATACGATCAATCATAAACTCTGGGTTCGAAATGTGACTCGAACCGTTCCAGTCGGCGGTTGGGCAGGGGACATTGCAGGGAACTTGAACGGAAATCCAGTCACCAATGCTTTCGGGGCCGATTTGGCGGTAATGGGACTTGTGGGAAACTTGTTCATGATCTGTGGTGCCTCCCACGGGGCTGGGATGAGTGCTGGAGTCGGAACGGTAAATCTCGGCCAGAGTGCTTTTGTCAATCCGAGTTTAACCGGATTTGTTTCGATCTATTCCGCCTATAACGCAGCAGCACTCAATGCTGGGGACAACAGCAACCTTGTTCTTACCAATGCAGGAAAGACATTCAACGGTACGAATGTTCCGGTTACATTTTCTCCACCGATTGCAGGATTTTCAACTAACGTTGGTTACAGTAACGCAGTTCGTAGTAACTTCTCGATCCAGCAGATGTAACTCTCATGCCGATGTTCCTTGCCACAGTTCCAGTCCTTCCGACCCTGAATGGGTTTTCGGTTCGGAAAAAGCCCACGTTCGGGGCGGCGGTTGCACAGTCAGTAAGTGGGCGGGAGATTACTTCGGTTAAGCAGGCATTTCCGCTTTGGGAATTTGAGTTGACGTATGAAGCGTTGTTGACTCAGACGGAGAATCAAACCATTTACAATCAACATAAAGATTACCTACAACTGGAAGAGATTCAAACCGTTTTTCTAGCCTGTTCCGGTCAATACAGCCGGTTCTATTACGACGATCCAACGGACAATTCCCGCACGGCGCAGGTTATTGCGACTGCGGATGGAGTCAGTCCTACGTTTCAAATCATTCGAACTCTTGGTGGGGGATCATCGAGCTTGTCCGAGCCGGTTGGCGGGCTCAATGCGACGAAGCCCTATCAATTCTATGTCAACGGTTCCCCCACCGCTGTTACTCTTGCCAACTTCAATCGAACGATTACCTTTGCATCAGCTCCAACCGCGGGGGCTTTAATCACCGGGGATTTCTACTTCTTCTATCTCTGTCGGTTCCTGACCGATATGAATGATTTTGAACAGTTCTTAACCAACCTTTGGACTTTACGATCATTGAAGTTCCGGTCGGTTAAAGACTTCGATGGTGGAATTGCGGGGATGCCGCCAACATGAAGCCAGTTTCTTCGACCTTTGTGAGCTTCATCGCCTCGTCGCAACAGATGCCATTTTGCGAGCTTTACACGTTTGAATTTTCGGATGGAACTTTTGCCTATTATACCGATTTGGACAAGACGATTTTCTACTCCGGTCACACGTTTCTGGGCAGTTCTCTTCGGATTGAAGGATTAAGATACAAACTCACCAATACTTTCGAGGTTGACGAACAAGAGGTGCGGATCAGTGCGTTTCCCGACGAAACTCTGGGCTCGGCGGCGTTTTTCACAGCGGTCGGGGGAGGGTTGTTGGACAATGCGAAACTCACCCGACAGAGAGCGTTCTGGGATCCAAGTTCGGACCAGAGACCGTTCATTGTATTCCAGAATGCCCCGTTGGAAGTAGTGACGTTGTTCACAGGGTTTGTTTCTACGATTACGAAGCTGGGACAGACACACGTTGAGTTCAAAGTCAAGAGTCCACTTAGACTTTTCGACATGGATATGCCCAGGAATAGTTTCTCGCCGGGTTGTTTGTGGACTCTATTCGACGCGGGCTGCACCTTGTCCAAGGCGTCGTTTACAACAAGTTTTGTCGTAGGGAGTGCAAATCCGCTAACGGTTGTTCCAACAACTTCCTTCACCCAAACCGGGGCGGACGGGATACCGAACTATTATCAGGGAAGGCTTCATTTTCTTTCTGGAGTCAATGCGGGATTACAAGTCGTCATTGCGAACAATGACGCAACACAGTTTAATCTTCAGTATCCGCTTTATGCTATTCCGAATCCCGGCGATACGTTTGAAGCGAGCGTGGGATGTTCGAAATTGGACTCGACGTGTTCCGCGAAATTCTCAAACCTGGCTAATTTCCGAGGGTTCCCGAGAGTGCCTCCGGTTGTGGTGAGCATCTAGGAGATGAAATTCGCAGTTGTCTTTCTACTTTGCATTGTAGCTTTCAGCAGCGGCGTTGTTGGTTGGGTTAGTCTCTATCTAGCTTCAGAGGTCGGGACTGCTTCGCTAGCGATTGTGTATCTGGGT